TAAGAGTTTATTCTGATCGAAAAAAATGCTTCAAATTGTGCTGCTTCGATTTTAGTGACATTATCCACCTCGGATTGAGGGAGTTCAGGTGGGCCTGAGAAGATTTCACGGGCAAAGAGTTTCGTATATTCTTTACATGTTTTTGCCCACTGGTAGAATTCTTTTGCAACCTTTTTTTCTGTATCATCGTCGTATTCATCCCCTATCGTATACAGCATGACGTTGTTCATGCGTAGCATTTCGTAATGCATGTACGATATAAATGTCTTAATGTCATAGTAAAAACTTAATGCAGTTTTACCGACATAAGCGTCGTACTCCATTACTAGTGCTCTACAGCCTCTACACTGATGTTCTACAGCGTAAAGGTATTCTTGATAACTTATATAATTAGGTGCTGCTTTTTGAGATATTGTTATAATATCTGAAACTTCTGTTTTTGCAGCATTTACCACTTCTGACCAGACTTGGTTATGTGCCTCTTCTAAGTCTGGAGATAAAGAACTGTCTAAATAGGTAATATCTAATAATGCTTCTATTTCTCCAATAACTTTACTCATTGTCATTATTGCATCAGCTATTTCTGACAAAACATCACCTCTAGGAATAGTTTCTGTTATAGAACCCATATAGTGATTCATTGTTCTTATGTCTGGCTGTCTTTGTATAGCCATATCCATTAGTTCGCTAGAGGTCAACCCGCTTGTTTCAAAAGCCGGGTTGGTACTGAATAGGTCTGGTGACTGCGGGACATTCGGCATATTTACTGACATGATTTCTCCTAAAACATATTTCTTTTTATTTTAGCGGTTGTTTTTTTCCTAGATCCCGCTTTGGGTGTACCAACATTAATCTTATCTGCTCTTCCAACTTTTTGTTGATTATCTAAAGTGTTAGTCGAAGAAACTAACTGTTCCTCCGGCATAAAAAATGTATTAGATATACTCTCTGTATTCATAGCGTATTTAGCTTTACTAAATTCTCCATAGTTTTGTGTAATTGCTAATAATGCTAATATTAGAGCATCGTGCGCGTGATCGACTGCAGAACCACCAGCTTCAAAAACTGGTCTTCCAGTTTGAGTGGTTCTTACCACAACGTATGATATTAATTGCATAAACATGTCATCATCAGATGAAGGAATGCAGATTTGTTCTCTTTCTAAGAATTGTCTTAAATTATCAACCATAAAAGGTTTTAATTCTTTTTTAACCATCAACTTGGTATAAGGGTCTCTTATGTCTATTGTTTCTGCAAAGCTAATTCCCTTTACTTTTTCTTTTAATCCAGTATTTGGGTTTTCTACACCATGCTTACGCAATAGCTCAACCTGCACTTCTCCATAGCCTCTGTCCACATATATGTGTTTTGGGTTTAACATTGTGTTAAGCTCTATGATTCTAGCTACAGCTTTAGTTAAAGTGTATTCAGATTTTTCTATTTCTTCTCTAAAGCAGAGTTTTATTTTACCTCTAAATTGAGCTTCTTCGTAATTTTCGGAACACACTTCTAATACTACTATGTTTGTTCCGGCACCATATTTATCCCAGTCAACTCCGATAACATGAAAGCTTCGTGCTGAAGTTATAGCTGGGACATAAGACCAACCTGGATCCATAAAGGCTAAGTCAACGTATCTTCTTGGATACACTCCTTCTGAGTCTTCTCCCCAGTCTGCTTCAATTTCGTGACGATATCCCATTTCGGAATATTGTTCTCTAAATTCGTCTTCTTGCTCTTTACTGAAAAATGGGGTTTGCATATGAGGGGAACCAAAATTCCTTGAACCTAGGGTTTCTACACCATTCCCAAAATTTTTCTCTACGGCCAGTTGGAGTAGAAGCTGCTATCAAAACTTTATCTGGTTGGTCTTCAGCGGTTTTCTGGAGCATAGCGTATAGCGCGTCAAGGTCATCATTGTGCATGTAGTCCATTTCGTCCAACACAATTACGTGAGCTTCCTGACCACGAGCAACGTCTGACTTGCCTCCAGATCTCATTCCGGAAGTAAAGAATCTAATTGTCGACCCATTAGAAAACTGAATCATAAACTGAGGGCTAGTAACTTTTCTTGTAATAGAGTCAAGAACTATATTATTTTTTGTAGCTAATCTAACCATTTCCTGATAGATTAATTCTACGTGAGATTTCATTGGCGCAATAACAAGACATCTTCCGTCTCTATGGGTGTAGCTGTAATGCAAAAGATAAACTGCCATCGTAAAAGTTTTACCTAGACGACGACCAGCTCTTAACACTTTTCTTAATGCTGGGTCTCTTAAAATCAAAGTTTGATAAACTCTTGTTTCAACACCCAAGAAATGCTTAGCCCAAAGACAAGGATCTTTAGCGTAATGCAATTGCCTTTGCTGTTCAGAAGACAAACCGGCGTTTAATAAATTATTATCTACCTCAAATGGTTCATCTACTAATAATGATAATTCTCTATTAGTTAATGGTCTAGATTCAATAGGTGAACCATCTGACCAGTTAACGTGAGTTAATTTATTAGCAAAGACCCATTCTATTCTGTTTACTTGTTTTATTATTTCTGGGTCTTGAGCTTTTAGGATCTCAAGAAGATCTTCTCTAGGAAGTGCTTCTAATCTTTCTCTAAAATTTTTAGTCTTATCTTTTAAGCTAGTCATGATAATTATCCAAAATGGGAAGCCATCATTCCGGCTTCAGATCCCAAAGCACTTCTTGCGTTTAGCCTGGAGTTTTGTATAGCAGAAACTCCTCTTGCCCTTGAAGTTGCAGCAACCTCGTTATCAACATAGCCCATGCCAAAAGCAGGCTTGTTAATACTTCCCTGCATAGACTTCATGGCATCCCTTGCAAATCTGGCTCCTCCGCCTATAACTGCGGTTGCAGCCATCTTACTTATATCATACACTGCTGCTGCTGTTAATATTGGGTTAGCAAAGTTTAGCGCAGCTACGCCGACTCTAGTACCTACTAGTTTAGCACCTTCTTTGCCTCCATACCTAGCTATCTGGGCAGCTCCTTTTACTCCATAAGTTTTAAGGAAGCCCTGCTCTAACATTTCTTGTCCAGCCATCACTCCAGCTTTTTTACCTATGAGTGCTTCAGTTAAGTCAGCTGTAAGAAATTTCTTAGCTCCAGTTCCTGTTGCCATGTTTGTGTTTGCTGCTACTGAACCAGCTGCCGAGGCAGATCCTGGAGCTCCAGGTATAACGCTAAGTATGTCATCAGCTATAGTTTTAAAGGCCTGAGTAGGACCACCAGCCCTAGCTGCTGATGCCCTGCTTGCGTTGAAGGAATCTAACGTTAGTGTTCTTCCTGCGTTCTTTCCTGCAGTACCACGAACTGAAGTCTGCATATCAAGCAGCTCTTGTGCTGTTGTATGTATTGCTGTTCTGCTAGATCTAATATTAGCTACTTTTGCAGCCTGACTTCCACCTGATCTTTTAACTCCTACACCAGCTGCCTCCATCTTGCTCATCAATGAAGCAGCGTCGTTTACTGCTGACCTTGCTCCAGCTAAAGCCTGTCCAGACAAGTTACCTGCTTCAGCAAAGCCTTGGGCTCCACGAGCATAACCTAACATTCTCTTTGTAAGCTCTCCTCTTGCTGATGTTGCTAAAGCGTTACCAGTAGAACCTACTCCATCTTTAAAGAATGAAGAACCTACGTCTCTGCTTATAAATCTAGACGATCCATCATCCAAAACTGCACTATAGCCACCCCCACTGCCTCTAATTATTTTTGCATTTGACGAAGCGGTTATGCCAGGTCGTGGGGGACCTACTCCTCCTGGAGGAGCAACTGGCGTTCCCATTCTACTTCTAAAGTACGGCTGTTGTGTTTTAAATCTATTTTCAAATCTTCCAGTTGTTGGATTTCTAAATCGTGTTCCTCCAGTTGCTGGGTTAATCTTCTTAGTAGGGCTTGCTTGTTGAAATGGTGTAGACCTTCTGCTAACTTGGGCAGTTTGCAAATCCTTGACAGTTGTTGTTGTCATGTTAAATGGATCAAAACCAGGAGTAGTTGATTTTGCTATATCCGTTATTGATTGTTGAGCTCTGCCTAATCTTTTTGTAAGCCTTGTAGTATCTTTACCGGCAGTTGTTCTTTTTGCTATTTTTCTTTCAATGGCGTCAGTTTGGGTAGCAGCTCTGAGCATAGAAAATGCTCCACCACCCATCATTCTGGTGTTATCCCCAGGTGTACCACCAACTAAATTTTTATATTTTTCTCCACTAAATAATTTTTCACCAATATCATTTAAACCGCTAAAAGGAGTGTACGCATTTTTTGCACCAGTTAATGTAGTTACAGAATGAAACCTAGTCAAAGCCCTTGGGTCTAAGTGGTTCTTCATAAAAGGTCTCATTCTTGGTGCACTCGCAGACGTCTTACCTGTAAGGTCTGCCATGGCATCGCCCATTTTTGCCATCTTGGCTCTTCTGCGTCCTATTGTGCCAACGTATGAACCTCTACCAAATCTCCCACCAGCTTCTAGACCAGTCGCATGCCTTGTGGCACCAGAGCCAACCATTCTATTAAGTTGGTCATTTCTTCTAAAGAACATCCCAGTTTCTCTATTGGTATCTAGGAAGCCACCTTTCATTATGGTGTTAGCGCCTCTTCTAGAGTTAAATCCAAACATCGACATAAGCCCTGGTTGATTGCTTTGGATGTCGTTAATATAACTACTTTGTGATCTGGTACTCATACCGGTCACTTGACCAGGAATGCCAGAAGAACTATAGTCGCCAGGATACGGTAATTCTTGTCCAGTCGTTGGGTCAATAGGCATTAGTAACCCCTTCTAGAGTTCTGCATTCCTAAAACAATGTTTCCGCTAGCCCCAAGTCTTTCTTCTTGCCCTTTACTAGATCTTCTATTTGCGTATGGGCTTGTGGACATTTTTGTAACTAGTTTTTTTGCTGCGTAAGCAGATCCGATTAATGCTGCTCCACCAATACCAGCTACTGTTCCAGAACCTATCATTCCTCTTTTAAAAAGTTTTTTTGCAGCGAGATTTTCACCTTTACCAATTAAATTACTTGCTGCATATCCTGCTGCGGCAAGCCCGAAAACGCCTGCTCCACCACCTAAAGCTAAACCTCCACCAACAGCTACTGGGCCCGCTGCTGCTGCACCTGCTGCTTGGCCAAGTGGACCGGTAGCTTTACCTACTGCCCCTATTGGGCCACCAACCATTTGAGACGCAACATACCCAGGCCCTACGTCTCCACCAGTAAATGCCCTGTCTGCTTCTGGATTATCAAAAGCAACGTCGAAAGCACCGTCGACTAATCCCTTTGATCCGTTAACAACACCAGCAATTGCTGCTCCACCAAGAAGTAATCCCATGCCAGCTTTTTTGGCACCACTGCTTTTTGCGGTTGCAGATGCCGCTCTACCGGAAAGTTTAGTTGCTCCTTTAATGGCTCTGCCTATATTTAATGGCATTTTATCTTCCTTTAATTATATAAATAATCATATTTATTTGGTCCCATTTTTGTGTGACCTATTTTTGATCTATCTAAATTTCCAACAACTCCAGCTGTAGCTAGTGGATCGTTTATTTGACTATAAGCTTGAACTGGGACTGGATCATATATATCTGTTCTTGGTGCTCTTCCAGGCATAGTCTCTTGCTGGTCCATAACCTCGTCGTATGGATTTGTTTCTTTTTTTGACTTGTTGTACATATAGTAACCAGCTCCAACAATAGCTGCAGCTGCTAAACCTATTCCTACTGGTTTTTTATAGTTTGCATACATTTGCCTAACAGTTCTAGATCTATCAGCGTAGTTTACTCCAATTTTTAAAGAACTAAGTTCGCTAGTTATACCTGATCTTAAAGTTTTTGATTCGTCTATAACATCAGATAATTGATTTGCTATTCCTACAGCCTGTTTATCTTGAGCAGCTGATCTAGCTGCCATTTGAGCCGAATCAAGACCCATATCCAAAGCAGTTGCTTTAGTGTTTTCAAATGGAGATAAAACTACCGCTGTTTCATCCATGTTTATTAGCCTAGAAGTTCTTCCAGCGGTCAACATGTCGTTTCCACTTCCGCTCTGCGACTGCCCCTAAAGTAGATTCAGCTCTTGAAGATATATCTCCAGTTATTCTAGCAATACCTAGACCACCAGTTTCTATCTTTTCCTTAACTGCACTTAGCGCTTCTTCTTTACCTTCTTTATTTATAAAGACGTTTAGATTTCTCAATTCCCTTGTTGTCTCACTAACATGTTCTGCGGCTTCTGAATCTGCAATATCGTCAATACCTAGTCCACCTAGGTCTGCAGAATCTGCTGCTGACTCAGCCGCATCAAGTAATGATGTAGCTAATACATCTGATTGTCTTGGAGTATAAGCTCCTTCGCCACCTAAAAATGCATTAATTGTGTGTTGGCCTTCTACTTTTGATAATCTTACTTTATTCATTTCTGCCGCAGTGCCGACAACATGTTCCGGTAATACTGAGTCACCAACATTTATACCTGTTGCTTGTAAAATCTGAGTATCGGGTGCATTAATCATTGCATCTGAAAGACTCATTCTTTCAACTAATCCACCTGCACCAGCAACGTTAACTTCCATTTTTTCAAAAACATCTCTACCAACTAACATTTTTGAAGCCAACCTGTTACCGCTTGTTAATTTAGTGATATCCTGAGGATTAAATACCTGCAAACCTAAGTCAGATAATACGTCAGCATTTTTAATAAATCTCATTTCATCGCTTGTGGCTTTAAATCTAGAACCAGTACTAATGCCCCCATTAAAAGCATTTTTGCCTACCGCAGCTGTTGTTTTAGCAAGCTCTACACTTAAGGCCCTACTTGTTATATCTGCTCCAGCATACGGGTTTTTTATACCGCTAGCTAATCTAGCAGCTCCTTCAATCTGCCCCGTTTCTAGTGCCCTTCTTATGGCACCGCCGAAATTAATGTCTGCGCTAGAAGAACCAAATGCTTTACCGCTCATTTCTTCTGCAAGAGTTCCGCTTGGCGCAATTAGTCTAGAAGTTGCGGTTAAGGACTGTATTAGTGAATCTTCATCGATTGCAGCCATTCCAGTTCCATACGACTTAAAATCTGTTACAGGCATATTTAAACGAGAACCAAATCTATAACGAGCTGATAGTGGTAATCTATCTATTTCTCCCTGTTCTCCAAAGTTAATTCCAGTAGATATTATTTTTTGTGCAGCTGAGTTATAAGTTGCTGATATTCCAGGTATACCATACGATTCAGTAACATCTTTACTTCTATCTTGCGCGTCTGCAAAAATTCTATTAATATGACTAGTTGCGGCACTGTCTTGAATCGGTATTGATTGGCTAAAATTTTCAGGATAAAGATTTACAGTATCTGATGGGATACCAGGTGGAGGGGGAGGGCCAATAACTCTTGGAGCCAAAGAAGAAAATTTGTAA